AGACAAGGATATTTAAGGTAGTAACCAACGACCTTTTCCTCAACGACCATTTCTTGAACGTCTGCAATTACATCCTCAGTGGATTTCAGTGTTAAAAGTTTTACACTCATGTTTCTACAGTTTTCCTAAAAAAATTATACCAATAAAAAAGAGGGGTGTCAACTGGATTTGGCCAGTTACCCCTCCGTCTACGGCGACGATGTTTTATTTAGAGATAGTCTTTACGTTGATGATGTTCTGGAATTACCTTCGTCAGAGTGATTGTGAGAAGTCCGTCTTCAAATACGACGTTGGATACTTCTGTGTCTTCAGCAAGGGTCCAGGCTCTCTCGAAATCTCTTGTTGCCAATCCTTTGTGGACAAATACCCTTCCCTCATCAGATGCCTTTTTCTCCCCTTTGACAAAAAGTTTTCCATACTCGGTGTAAGCATGTACATCCTCCTTCCTAAATCCTGCTAATGCAATTTCCAGTTGAGTTTCAGTATCATTTACCTGGATGACATTATAAGGCGGATAGTTATTTACCGAAGTATTAAAAACTCTATCGAAGTATTCATCCATACCGATCGAGTTCTTTGCAATACGATCCATCAGCTGATCCAAATTGGCAGCATTATACTTTGCTAGTGTCATGAGACTTCTCCTTTTAAAGCGAGAGTGTGTTGTGTGGTCCCCGAAGGCAACCGTTGGCGTAAAAGGGGGTTCCGTAGAACCCGAACCTCTTACATACTAATTATAACACATACGAAAAAAGACGATGTAGTGATAACTACACTGTCTTATACTGATTACCGATCAATAATTCAATCTCATTAATCAAATATTCAAGTTTATTCAAAAGATCAATTACTTCACGATCGGTATATGATTTAGCATTCAAAAACAAATCCAAAAGTTCTTCTAAGTGATTTGAATAATCAGGATATTCTCCCACAATACTAGTATAACAATAGTAAATATCTCTACTAAAAAAATTATTTCTTAACAAAATATCAAAAGAATATTCACGGAAGAATATTTTCAGCACAGATTTTATCATCCTTTCTCTTATATTACCCTCATAAGTCATTTCCTTATATAAAAACTTTTTCAGGTTTAATATCTTTTTTGTACAAAGTTTTTTTCTTCTGGATAAAGTTTGCTCTTCTTTGAGAAGTAAAATATCTTTAGACAAATTTGATACAGATAAATCTTGACCCTCACCATATATTTTTTTTGATTGGAATTTATTGATATAAGTAACTTCCATAAAAAGTTTTTCTGATTTTATGGAGATATCAAGATCAATATGCAAACCAATCATTTCATAAATTTCATCTTGTATGGTTCTTCTCACATCAGGAAACACTATTTTATTTTCATCATATGAGTAATCAACATACATCATAGACTCATATTTTCTCGTTCCAAAGAAATCAAAATAATCTGTATTATCATAAACAAATACTAGATCTAAATCTTCAACTGTGTTATCAGATAATGATTTATCAATCAAGGATCCTCTAAGATATACGGATCTCGGTTGACAATTAAGTATACAAAAAACAGAATTAATGATATGAGAAAGTATACCAGAGGATTCTACCTCTGTCTCAGTGTCCTTTATATTAACAATTTCGTCGTTTGAATTTAGTTTATAAATTTTTCCAAGTTCTTTCAATTCCATCTGAAAAATTATATAAAAAAAGACGGTGTATACACCGTCTCATGGGGTTTCCGACATTCGTAGAGTCTGCACGAAAGACTCAAAGATATTTATTCGGCTTCTTCAGTCTTCCCTCTTTTACCAATGTTGTATTTCTGTTCCAAAGTCCAGTCCTGTTTGTCTTTGTAGGACAGAACCTTGATCTGATTCAGAGGTGCGATATCAATAATCGAATCTTCGTTCAGGATCGTAATGAGTCCCCAATCAGCAAGAAGCTTAGTAATACGATTCCTACGCTGAACATCATTAATAGTAAGGTTAGCGTACTTCCCATCTAGGGCGAACAGTTCCTTAAAGTGAACGATGTAATACTTACCCTGTTTGTGCAGGATATGACATGATTGATACAACTTCTTTTCTTTTCTAGAAGCTACACCAATACGAGTCAGAGTTTCTCTTACCTTAAGAAAGTCATCAGGCTCATTCAACCTGATCTCGACCATTTTGTCTTGAGACCAAGTTACCTGAGGTTCAGCAGTTTGTGTCATTTTGTACCACCAGTGTCAAGTCGTTTTTTGATAAATTCAATTTGTTCATTAGATAGGATTTTCAGAACTTGAGATGCTTTCTCGTTACTATAACCATAGTATTGTTTAACAAACTCTAAATCTGATACTTTCTCTTTTCTAAGCCAAGGAGAAAATCTTTTCTTCTTTCTCAGAATATTTATATAAAAATTATATTGCATGTCCTTATCCAAGAAATGATACTTGTTCATTTCATTGGCGAACATCACACAATCCAAGTGACCTGACAGACACTTATTAATAATAAAGGGAGGATATTCTCGTGCTAGAGTGGGGTCCTCATCGAGAATATTCTCCTTGTTAAAGTTGATTGAGTTCAACCAATCTTTCAATTCCATATCAAAGGATCAACTTCTTACTAGGGGTTTTCAATGGAGAGAACATCTCCTCATACTGATCTACCAGTTCGTCATTAACGTTGGCAGTATACACAATCCACTTCTTATTGATCTCCAGTTCTTTCTCTTCACGTTTCAGGAGAGGAGCATAAGGTGCAAAACCAAGACGACCATCACCTTGATTAAATGCAACAATGGGATTCATGATAACAAGACTGTCCTCTTTGTCCTCAAGGACATCAGCAACCACATCCTCGCCAGAGGACATACGAAATACTTTAACGTTCATTTTCAATAGAATTTAGGTTCATCAGTTTTAGTTTTATGGAGAAGAACTCCATCAACTTTATCTAGTAGGTCTAGAATACTTCCATGCATCAGACGGTATCCATATCCAACATAAAGTTGTCCAAAGAATACTGTAAGTGCCATAAATGCCCAGAAGTAGTAATACGTTCTGGATTTCTTTTGTCTTGGGTATTTCATTTAAAGTTACACTCCACCATAATTTCTGTGAGACAAGCAAGCATATTTATTTCTTGGTCAGCAACGAATCCACTTTGATACTGATACTTAGCAATAATGAGCACAGCAGCAGCAATCCCAGCACCTTCCAGGTGTGAATAAACAGCATCGTAAACAGACCTAAGAAGTACAGTAGGATCATTGTCCAGATTATCAACGACCCACTTTCTGACCTTAGGAAAGTCCTTATCTTTGAGACTCTTGAATAAATCATCTGTCTTTACATTAGTGAATGCGGCAAGGATACCAGTATCAATCTTTCCACTGACGGAGTATCGTTGTAGTTCATTGAGTACACGTCTCCAATCAGGGAAGTGTTTCTGGATGAGTTCTACCAGGACCTTGTTATCATATTCAACACTTTCTGTATCGAGGATTTGTTGGAGGCGTTGGAAGAACTTTCCTGCGAGGGCTTGACGTTCTTTTCCTTTGATGGTGAAGTCAACGACTGCACATCGGGAGTGGAGGGGTTGGATGATTTTGTTTTTGTAGTTACAGGTGAAGATGAATCTACAGTTCCCAATAAACTCCTCAGTAAACGCCCGTAGACAGAGTTGTACATCTGGGGTCGTGTTATCTGCCTCATCAATGATGATGACTTTGTGTTTTGCAGTTGAAGAAAGCGAGACGGTCGAAGCGAAATTCTTCGCATTGTTTCTGACAGTATCGAGGAATCGTCCCTCATCGGATCCGTTGATGACATAATAGTCTACTCCAAGTTCATGACAAAGTGCCTTAGCGACAGTGGTTTTACCACATCCAGGAGGTCCAGACAGAAGAAGGTTAGGCACTTCCCCCTTCTCTACAAACTGTTTGAAAGTATTCTTGATTCCGTCAGGAAGAATACAATCATCAATAGTCTGGGGTCGATACGATTCAACCCAAACAAATTCATTACGACTCATAATCAATTAAAGTTATGCAAATTGTGCCACACGGCACCAATGTTCATGTGACCGTGGAAGTACCCTGCTACTATAACACAAAGTGTACCAAGTAAACAGAGACTAAATGGAATCAAACCCAATCCGGCTTTCTCTCGGGCATTCTCAGGTAGTTGTCCTTCACCCATGGTTTAGATGCAATGTATCTTTTGTACTTAGTATAGATGTCAATATCTTCATCATACTTGAATTCATCAGGTCCAGCAAATACAAAAGGTGTTGGACCTTTACCTGATCTACCCTGTGGATCTGCACATGGAAGAATTTCGTTTGCTGCATGAAGAGTATTGAAACAGGTATGAGGTTTACCATATCTCAGTGCATACTCATCACACAATGCGAATCCATGAGCAAGTAACCATCTCCAGTTGTTCACAAAGGAGTTTGCCCAGATGGTACAGGGGTGATTACGGAAGGCTCCTGTGGTGGTCTTATATGGTTGACCATCTGCCTTAGGAATTGTTCCGAACCCATGACCCCACTTGAGAGAGCATACGATAGAAAGCATCTGACATGTCTCTAGGGGCATCTTGACGATGTGTTTGTCTGGTAGGACACGAGCACACTTAACAGGATCAGGATCAGTGACGAAGATATTCATTGCAAAGGTCTGTTGAAGATTTCAGAAACAAGATCAGTTGCACCCATTGCCTCGTACATATATGTTGCACCAGACCTTGGGTTTGTTTGTTCACCACATGTGAACACGTCACATACTGCCATACCATTCTCAGGCCATGTGTGGATAGAGATATGGGACTCTGCAAGTAGAGCGACAGCAGTGACTCCTTGAGGTTGAAACTTATGGGATTGAATACCAAGTAGTGTACTCTCAGACAACGTGGCAGCATTCGCAAGAACATTACGAATGTGTGCCTCATCATCCAACAAGCCATAAGGACAACCCTTCAAAGTGAAGAGAATGTGTCTCATCAGCCAAAGGTAGAATCAGGTTCCAGAGCGATATAATAGGTCACATCGATGTTCTGATTCTGAAAACGAGACAGAAGTTTTTCTGACACAACCACGTCATAGTTACCAGGGACGATCTTCAGGTTCTCTTCTTTGAAGTTGAAAACAAACTCAGTCTCTGTCTCACCAACGACGATAGAGAAGTCATTAGAAGTATCATTCTTCTTATCACGTGCAACCAGTTTGATCACACCATTCTCACCGATGACAGAGATGTCAGGAAGTTGATAGACAGATGCAGCCTTCTTCAGTTTCTCCAGTTGTTGACTGGTCAATTGGAAACAAACATCCTCAGTCGGAAGAGTAATCTCTTTCTCAGGAGGTGCAACAATCACAGACGGATCTGCAAAGAAATACTTAGAACGAGAACGACCTTCTTTGATCACGACGTACTGATCATTATCAAAGTCAAGATCAGGAGAGGAGTGAAGAGACAGTCCGTTGAGAAACTGGTTCAGATCATAGATACCGAAGTCTTTGGGGAATTCTTCAGACACATTGGCTTCAACCAGGATGTTCTTCATCACTGAAATTGAACGCAACTTCTGTCCTTCCTTAAACAGGATAGACTGATTGATCGAAGAGAAGTTCTTCAGGAGAGATACAGTGGATTCAGAAAGTTTCATAATTACCTTTTGGTTGCTTGTTGATGCCAGAGAAATGATAGAGGAGAATACAGTAGTGGATTGCTTTGAGGATGTCAAGTTTAGACTTGCCGTCCTTCTTACCAAACCGTGAGAGATATTTGATTGCGTTGGATCGACAGAATGCTTCTGAGTCACCAATACTGTCAATCAGATCCAGTGTCTGAGTCTTGTTGTCGTTAGCGTAATGTGCTTTATACGTACCACCAAGATAGTCACGGATCTCCTTGAGGATTACATCTTCCTCATATTTCCAGAAACCATTTTTGTTATCAATGTTCAAATTCATTTCATAATCTGCGTAGATATCTACGTTACCCGTAGAAGATTCAGAGAGGGGAGTATATTCGTACCCCCCATTTTCACTCACCCATTCATTATCACTCATGAGTTCATCATACAATAGGGACCATGAGTTCATTCTATCAAGATTCCTCCGTAGTGTCAATCATTTGGAAGTCTGCATCAACTTTGTCATAGAGTTCCAAGAATGCTGCTTTGGTTTCATCATCGAAACGATTGATACAAACCTGAAGTGCTTTGGATTTGTCACCAAAGATAGAGTATGCACGAACGATATGAACCAGACGACGAGTGGAGATAATCTCATCAATACCACCATCGTAGAAGGTCTTACGGATAATGTCTGCCCAGTCAACCAGGTGCTTGCAGAATTCCTTGTCATCACAATCGGACTCAAGAATCCGTTGTTCCGTAGAAGGAGTCGGGTAGGACTGTTCGAAGGTCACACAGAAACGTTCAAGGAATGCTTCGTTCAGAACGTTAGTACCGATGAAACGACCATCGTCAGAACCCTTACCCTTGGTGTTGGCGGTGGCGATGACTTGGAAACCATTTGCAGGTTTGACGAATCGACCGATCTTCTTCAGGAAGACACCCTTACCTTCAAGGATTGACTGAAGACACAGGATCTTGTTAGAAGCCAGGTCAACCTCGTCTAGAAGAAGTACTGCTCCACGTTCCAGAGCCTCGATGACTGGACCGTTATGCCAAACAGTTTCACCATTAACCAGACGGAAGCCACCAATAAGGTCATCTTCGTCAGTCTCGATAGTAATGTTGACACGAATCAGTTCCCTTTTGAGTTGCGCACACGCTTGCTCGACAAGGAACGTTTTACCATTGCCCGAGAGGCCCGTGATAAACGTAGGGTAGAAAAGACGGGACTGAATAATTTTTTTAATATCAGTGAAGTTACCAAACTTGACGAAGGAATCATCTTTTTGAGGGATAAGGTCTTGTTCGATTGCGGGAAGAGCTGCAGGAGCTTGATAGTTCTGTTCAAGTTTCTCTTGAACGGTGAGGTTCCACTTACCAC